CGCTGGACAACTTGGACAGCAAAGTAATCTAGTTACTAAGTCGCCAATGTACAGCGACTCTAAATAAGGGGCAGGAACTATCCTGAGCAAGATACAAAAAGGCTCACCAAAATGTCAGACCCCCACGCTATAATAGAAACTAACCCACAAAAAGAAAAGAGAAAACCCAATGGCACGACAGAAAGCAATCTCAGTAAAGATAGCAACACCTAAAGTAATCAAGGCACTAGAAACTGCACTAGCAAAGTTAGAAGCAGACTACGCATCACAAGAAGCAAACGAAGCAAAGCATCAGAAGGCTTATGAGAAGTGGAAAAAGGAAGTTAGTGAGTATGCAATCGCTAACATCAAGAAGGCAGAAAACTTCCGCACTAACTATCGTTCTTGGAACAATCAGTTAAACATTGACTTCGACCTAACAGTATCAGAAAAGGATTTGCCTAAAGAGCCTGAAAAGGATTTTGAGTCAATCTCTATCTATTCCTATCGTGAGCAGAAAGAGGAAATCTCTAACGCTATTCGTATTCTAAAGATGACAGATGAGGAAGTAGTTAGCACAAGCACTTACAATGCGGTTGCTCGTTACCTCTAAATGAAATTGGGTGGGGTGTAAAAGCCCCACCTAACTTTCGCCAGGCTGATTAGGGCGATAATAGAAATACTATAGAGCAAGGTTACTGCCGACCTAAAGACGCAGACATCCTGAGCATGATCCCAAAAGGCTCCCCACAAGGGTCCTTGACAAATGTCAGTGGTACCTAGTATAATTAAATTAACCAACAAACAGAAAGAGGTAGCCCTTATGGACCAACCAGTAATAGACAATCACTACATGACACGAGAGTTTTTGGAAACAACTTTAGTGGCAAACAAAGAACGCATTCAGCAATTAGAAGAGCACATTCAGAAAGTAACTCAGCGTTCATATGCAGAATCTGCAGATAAGAATCGTATCGTTGAAGCAATGCAAGAGTGGACCTTGGAAGCAATTAACTGCGGTACCTTAAACGAATCCGAAGGTCAAGAAATTGCAGACATCTGTGGATTTGAACTATCAAAGGAATTTGAAGTTGAAGTTACAGTTATGTACTCAGTTACAGTCAATGCTCGTAATGAAGAAGAAGCAACTAATGCAATTCACGATATTGATTTTGACACAGTGCAATATAACTCAGACAATATCTCATGGCTATCATCATCCATTGACAGAGTAGATATTTAGTAGGGGGCTACTAATAAACCTGAGCATGTTTAAAAACTGCTCACTTTCAATTCCCTCAAAATTTTCCGACGTCCCGCCGACCAGTCATTGTCAAATCGACACGCCGTAGGCTAGGGGTGATCTTTTACGAAATGTCCGTTTTATCCCATGTCTAACTAGATCGATTTGCATTTGTCGGTGGGTAGGTGTATACTTAAATTAACAACAACAAAAAGGAGAAAACTCATGGCACATGAACTAGAAACACAAAATGGCGTAGCAAGTTTTGCCTCATTTCGTGAACCTGCTTGGCATGGATTGGGTACCGTATTCACAGAGGAAAAAACCACAAAAGAAATGTTAGATTTGGCTAACCTTTCTAATTGGAATGTTCGTCTTGAGGATTTGGAAACCCCTACACATCTCACAAGCGATAAGAACTATCAGTATGTTCTTCGCACTAACCCAACAGATAACTCTCAGACCGACATTCTTGGTGTCGTTGGTGAGCGTTACCATGTAATGCAGAATGAGGATTTATTTTCATTCGGTGATAACATTCTTGATGGTGGTGGTCGTTGGGAAACGGCTGGCTCAATTAAGGGTGGTCGTGTCGTATTCGGTGCGTTAGCACTAGAGCGTGAAACAATTCTTGACCCTAATGGTGTTGCAGACAAGGTAAAAACTTATTTGCTCATCAACACATCACATGATGGCTCAATCGCTATTCAAGCAAGCATTACACCTGTTCGTGTTGTGTGCGCTAACACTCTCAATCTTGCACTTAACACTACCCGTAAAAAGGGTGGCGTAAAGCAATCATTCAAGATTCGTCACACACAAACTGCAAGCGGTAAGGTTGCGGTTGCTCGTGAAACTCTTGGTCTTGCTCATAAGTACATGGACTCTTTTGACCTTATGGCTAATGCTATGATTCAACAAGAGGTTTCTGCACAAATGTTTAACGACATTATTCTTGCTGCATACCCAAAGCCTGAAAAGGATTCTAAGGGTGCTTTCAAGAAGTGGGAAAACAAGGTTGATGTTATTAACGACATCTACACAGGCGAGTTTAATGGAATGATTGCTGGTAACGCATGGGGTGCTTTCAATGCACTAACAGAGCGTTTAGATTGGCACCGTTCTGCTCGTGGTGGTTCTAACGAATCTATCCTTGCAAGCGCAAGCGGATTTGACCCTGCTATCAACGCAGAAAAGAATCGCTTACTAAAAATTGTGCGTGAACTAACAAACGCATAATAAAAAAAATAAATAAATGCCACCTGAGCAAGTGGATGCAAAAACTGCTCACATGGTCCGTTAGAATAGTTGGTTAGTTCGCCACCCTGTCACGGTGGAGGTCATGGGTTCAAGTCCCATACGGATCGCAAGTAAATAAATATGCAACGCAATGTATAAAAATTTGCGACGTCGCCTGTGACCTACATCACATAACATTTTTAATAGGATAACTTTACGATAGGGTGATATTTTTCCCAGAATTTCTTTACGATAGGCAAAAATTTTTCCCCAAAGTTTGCATTTGTCAGACCTCTGCGCTATAATTAATCTATGACCCTAAATACAATAGACGACCTGATAAACGAAATATATGAAAGCAATTACTCTCACCTAGAGTTTGAAGAAAATATGGGGGGAGATGCTTGCGACTGCCATATCCACACTACACTAAATACTATTGCCCACTATGCAGGAATTGAGGTAGGAGAATGACCCTGGATGATGTATTAGATAAGATTGAGGAAATTATTGATAGTACTCACTCTGTTGTGTCCCCTCTAAAAATGGACCACTGCAAGTATTGCACTACTTGGCTAACTCTTACAGAAATGGTGGCATAATGCTAGGTTATACTAAGGAAGATCTAGACAATATGTCTATGGCTATTCATTCTGTTATAACTACCGTTGATTTTAACAACGACCCCTGGTTACACGACAACCTATATAAGGCAACAGAATTCCTTGACGGACTATGGGCAGAAGGGTACTTTGACTAATGTGGAGTAGATATACTTTTGTTTGTGATCCTGATGAATGTGATGCCCTGGTTGAGTTTACTGCTAGGGATGACTTTGGCTTTCCCCTGGGAGTTGTGGAAATGAAATGCCCTTGTGGTAGGATGTTAAACTATATTAGTTATGAAGAAGCCTATCAACCGATCATCACAGATGTGAGCAAGGTCACACCCCGTACAGTTGTCAAAATCGACTCGAACCCGTATAATTGATATATGGACCTAAACACATTTCACGAATATATCAAACTGCACCTGCTATCCTTGGAGCAAGACTCTGAGGAACTACAAAAACAAATGGGATTCTATGATGACTATGACTCAGATGAGTATAAGGATTTAGAGATAGAAGATATTTCCATTAACGGACAGATGATTGCCTGCTACCACTTTTTGTCAGTGCTGGAGGGTACAATAGAACAATGATGAACACTACCCTAGAGCCAAGACTACAGAAACTAATTGATATGGGAGAGTCAGGAACGGACATCCTACATGGTGAACTTAAAAACCTAATGCTAGAAGCCGAGAATGATTATATTGAGATTGAGGCTGAAGAGCGTGAAGGTGGCTACTCAGACGCAATGCTTTCTATGGAAAGAACAAGGGCTGAAGGAAGAATGGACGCTCTTGTAGAAGTCTATGCCCTTACATACCAACTAGCCTTTGCTATCAGTGACAGGATAAAGAACAATGGATAACTTTATCGAAATGGACTTTGACGAGTGGTGTGAGACCTATAAGCCAATCGTTAATCATATAGATACAAATGCCTCATTTGACAATGGCGAGGGTGGCATTATGTTTGAAACATATGGCGAAGAGGTTGAGTTTGTTAAGTCTCAATCCCCTGACAAAATCTGGATGTATGGAGACGGTGACGACGGTGGGTCCTATGTCTGGAATGGCTGGGGATTTGTAAATAGATTAGGATACTTCATCACTGAGGTCCCCTGCCCTCCTGATACTACCATTCAGATACGAGTTAGTTATAACTGGTTCTATTGTGAGAACTGCAGCGCTGAGTTTGAAGACCCTGATAATCTAATTAGAGATGCCTTTGACGAGGCAGACTTGCTAAAGTGCCCACAATGCGCTACAATTGAAGAAATGACCCTAGTAGAAATGGAAACAAATAATGGCTAAATATAACCTATACCTTGTCTTTGAGCCAACAGGACAATCACTTACAGTACTTGACTATGAGTCTTGGGCTGACTCAAAAGAAGATTTAATCAAAGAAATTATCTATGATTTAACTATCCAAACATTTGAGGTAGAGAATGACTAGTTGGAAAGTTGAAACAATCTTTGAGCCCACAGGCGACTACATGACATTTAGATACGAGGCCGAATCAGATAATGAAGCGGATCTCTGCAATGAAATATTAAACCAATTATCAATTGTATCTTGGAAGGAAGAAAACTAATGGGAGCCCGTATTAACTTTGTATTTAAAGATGTTGAGGATGAAGCACATGTAGTCCTATATAGCCACTGGGGTGAGACTGAATGGCAGCGGGACCTAGCAATGGCCCTGAACCATGCTAAGCCTAGGTGGAGCGATGTTGCTTACTTTAACCGTATGGTGATTAGTTATCTTATGCAAGATTCCGTGCTTGATGAGACAGGGTTTGGTATTTATGCTATTACTGGCAGCAACCTTGAACTAGGTGATACCACTGTCGTTATTGATGTGGCTAAAGAAACGGTCTATGAAGCAGGCAAGGAACTGCAGGTTGACTGGCAACTATTTATTAATGCTTATATACCAAAGGTTTTGGCTGAGCAGATCTAGGGAATGGGTCCCTTAGACTAAACAGGGTGGAGCGCAGGTTTTCGTAGGCTTGCGCTCCCCCTACTTTTTTGATACAATGGACTAGAGGAGATACCTATGGCTTATTCAATTAGACGAACGGCAACTCATAACAAAGAAACACGATTAGCAGAACAAATAGGAAAACTCCTAACCCAAGATTTTGCGGTAGATTTAGAAAGAGTAGGATACTACATAGTAAGAAACCTACCCTTAATTAACTATCACAGACTAGAGGTTTTGAGTTTGACATCTATGGAAGAGTATGATAAACTTATGTTAGAGATGAAAGGACCCGTAAATGGACTTCGCAGATAAAGCAGGAACGATTGGTCAACTATGGATTGAGTTCCGTGAGGATGAAGATTTTTCTTCCTTCATGGAGTACAACGACCTAGGTTGTCCAATGGCATACATGATGGCACAAGGTTTGGTTAAAGACCTTACCCCACTTGGAGAAGAGATGATTTTAGAAACATTTAACATGTTTATAAAACTAATCAACATTACTGAGGAAGAGATTGATTCTTCTATCGAAGACAAAGACCTCAGTTCTATTTTAGCGTATGCCTATAACAAAAAAGAAAACACACCACCTGACACAAAAGAGTAACTATCTTGTCTCTGATCCCTGGGCTTGACAAAAGCCTGGGGCTATGCGACGTCGGACGTCAAATCATATCAAATCGGACATATTAGACAAACCACATTTCCAGAATAAGATTACGATCATCGATTTATTTTCCCCAGAATTAGATTACGAAGGACGAATTCTTTTCCCCGTACCAAACCTTATACCATATCAAACCTTATTTGTCAAACCTTTGTATTCGGTGTTATAATTGGGATATGCCAAGAGATCATTTTTCTCAGATGTATCAGAACAAATCTACTAGACATGATCAACCTCATGACTCTATAGGGTTTGATAAAGCCATAGGTGCTTTAACTGGTATGTTATACTCTATTGTTACTCTTAAGGCTTTCTTTCCTAAGTCTCCCCCGCTGCAAATGAATAACTATCCTGCTAAGGACACCGCAGGTGGGGACAACGTCTATACACAACTAACGCTCTTCTAAAATAAGATTACGAAGGGGCAAAATTTTTCCCCGTACCAGGGCTTTTTAAAATAAGATTACGATGGAGCATTTTTCTTCCCCGTACCAGGCCTTTTTTGCCAGGGGATCAAGATGAAACCCACAATCCCCTATAGTATATACACCATAACAAACCACTATAAATTATTTCCTGATTTCTAAAACTTTTCCAAACCTTTATATATTTTTATAAAGGTTTTCTTTATTTTCTGAGCAAATTCGAACAAATTTTATATGAGGTTTTGCACAGTAAATGGGCTTGACAAACCATGTTTCATGGTATATAATGCCCAAACCCTGTATACAATGGTTTGACAATAGCGAGCATATGTGGTATAAGGTTTGGGGATATAAGGTTTGGATATGGAGGTTTGGCCGTTAGGGATTACGAAGCCATCTATAAAAGCGCTCTATACTCCACTATCCTCCACTTCACTCCACTTCTAGACTGTCTAATAATATAATCAGTAAGATTAATCTGTGGATAACTTGTGGATAACTATCTGATATAATAATCCAATGAACAAATTAGAGTCATCCTATAGCAAGTTTATGGGCTATCGAATAGCATGTACCCAATGCAATCAGTTATATATCAAACCAAATGATGACCCATTTATATGTCTTACCTGTTTAGTCAAATAGACTTATCCTAAAAACCAGGGGATATCAAACCTCTTTGATTGCCTTATTGACCATACGGATCAACGCCCTACGAGTTATCTTCGATGCATCAAAGGTCTCTGTGTATCCGCTTTGAGGCATATCCGACTTATCCAGAAAGTGTCCATATCTTTCCCTTAGTGTTCTTAGTACTAGGGTTTCTACTGCTCTTGCCCTATCCCGTTCGAAAAAATGCCAATACTTGATCAATATCCAACCCTTGGTCCTATGGCTTGCAAACCTTCTTCCTGAGATATCTGATATACCTACCTTGACAGCCTTATATAATGGGTTGTATAGTATGTATAGCACTGCTGATTCCATAGGTTTATTATACTTGACATACCGTGGCAAATTGTGATACTATTGGTACTATGAGAAAAACTAATAATAAAGTATCCCAGCACAAGGCAAAGCGAGCACAAAAAAATAAGAAAAGAATCTCTGCTAACCCATATCACAAGATATCAAGGTTTGAAAGAGAGCAGAAGTCAATCAGAGAAGGCCTTATAGCCTCTTACCTACCAATGTAGGTTGACTTCATGAGATCCTGTACATCAACTACCAAGAAGGGTACTCCCTGCTCTATTTATGTAGAAGAGTGGCGAACAAGTGGTAAATGCCATGTTCATGACCCTAATGGAAAGTTTAGACAACAGGTAAAAAAAGGTGAGCACAGGATACCTCAAAACAAAGAAAAGGGTTGTGATCATACTTGGTATATGAGAGATCCAGGCATACAGTGCACTAAATGTTTTCTGATATGGGAAAATGATATATCCTAACTGTGGCACATATGCTGGCTATCGCAAACATCATAACCATAAGACTAAACCATGTGTTGAGTGTTTGAAAGCGTCAAGTATCTATAATAGATTACGATATCAGAAAAATAATCGTGCACATGTAACTGCCAAGTATCGTGCTTTAAACCTTGATAAAGTGAGAGAGCGAGAGCGATCTAAGAATCGCAAACGCAGAGCAAAGATTACGAACGACTATAAAGAATCCCAGGTTATCTCTACATATGGTTCTAATTGCTACCTATGTGGTTTAGAAATTGACCTTATGTCTCCCCGAAAATGTGGGGTTAAGGGCTGGGAGCATGGTTTGCATATTGATCATCTTGTTCCTATTGCAAAAGGTGGCTCAGATACATTGCAAAATGTTAGACCAGTCCATGGGTTATGTAATTTAAAGAAGTGGGCAAACTGAGGATAGTAACCACTATTGCCCGTTTAGGGCATGGGAAGGTTTATAACTTCTATTTTGCGCCGAACTTTAAGCATGATATAATAAAGTATGAACAAATCTAAGTGCTTTTTTTGCCCTAAAGACGCAACACATTACGATATCGTCGTGGATCACTCCGACTATGTTGTTGCAGATGTCTGCTTAGATCATCTATCTATGGGTCTTGTATCGTAAATGAAAACAAGAATACTTAAAGATGGGTCAAGAGACGGGCGAAGAATATCTTGGATCTGAAATAAGCACTGACTTTGCAGAAGTTTTGAGAGAAAAAGTTAACATTAACAAAATAGGAACTTGGGTAAAGACCAAGTGGAAGCAAAAGCAAGTTGACTAAACCTTCACTTTAAGGTATACTGGATATATGATTCAATGGATTGCTGATTACGCACACTGGGTACTTGCTTGCATTGGCGTGTCTGGTATTTATTTTGTAGGTAGAAAAACTCTTTGGGGCTGGTTTGTTCTTTTATTTAATGAGTGTTTATGGATAGCCTATGCTCTAGTCACAGACCAATATGGTTTTATATTTGCAGCAGTGGCCTATGGCGCAGTCTATATTAGATCATACCTGCATTGGAAGAGAGATGCTTAAGCATTATGATATACCAGATCCCTTCCAAACCTTTGTAGCCAACAAGTATGCTAACGCTAAAGGTGCTGTGTATGACTTCTTTGCTAAGGAATGGCACATGAAATGTGGGTGCTGTAAGGAAGAGTTGTTTGCTCCATCCCGCAAAATTTTGACAAAGATTAGACTATATCATACAAGAAATGAGTGCTTAGGTGGATACTGAAGAAGAGTTTGACCTAGAGTTTAGTGTTGAAGAAATGATTAGCCTTTATGGTATTAACAGTCTTGAAGATTTAGACAGAATTGATTAACCAATACAGAGGATTAAGCGATATCGCCAGAGCCTGAGATAGATCCAGCACCATCTATACCTTTAGGCATGTTGTATATGCTCCATGATCCTGTGTCTCCTGGTGGGTACCCTGGGTTGCCTGGGTTACCGCTTCTGATGTAATATGCTCCTGCAATTCCGTAAGGGTTTCCGTCTGCAAGGATGATCTGACCTAATGAGTAATACCCTCCATTAGAGTATGCTCCTACAAAATTTGGTGGTGTTGCCATGAGATTATTATATCATCTTTTTTGACATTTAGGGCTGATGGGTGTATACTTGATATATGAAGAAAAAAAATGAGTGTCAAAAGTGTGGTCTATCACATAAAGATCCTATGTTTTGGAACACTCATCAAACCATGAGCGATGGACATATCTGGTGTACTAATGCCAAAAGAACCTAAGATTTTACAGATGGACTGGAAAGCACTTGGATATGAAAGGATATATGTAGATGGAAGAATTCGATGGATTCCTCAGCAACTCAAAGAAAATTCAGAAGACTAGAATCTTACCATTACGATGGATAGGTAATTTTCTTGGTGGCTATGCTGGTAATCATTTAGTTAAGTGTTTTGATTATGATGAAGATGGTAAGCATGGCTTTGCTTATAAATACCACGCAAAAATGTGGAAGTATCTTAATAAGCCATATGAGTGGTGGGGAACCTATTATATTGTTAAGGTAAATAAATGAATGTTTACTGGTTTGGAAGAACCAGAAACAATAATCTTTCTGAGATTTCTCTAGAGTTAGAAGAGTCTGGATTTAATGGTATTCTTTTACCATATGGTGCTGATGTTGGAGACTATTTCGTACAGATAGCGAGATCACTTAAAAAGGATCAAAAGGTTACATATATTGTCGCAGTTAGACCGTATACAATTTCTCCACAAAATCTTGCAATGATAATTAAGTCATTAAACTCTATAGATACTGGCAGGGTTTGGATTAATTTTGTTTCAGGACAAATTTTAGATGAAGAAAAAAGTATGGGCGGAATTATAGGTGAGATAAATGACACATCTAGCCTTTATGAAAGAAGAGAATATTTAAAAAACTATATACCAATCTTTTTTGATTTTTGTAAAAAGTTTAATATAGACACAAAGATATGCATATCTGGTAAAGGCGATGACATGAATACACTTGTTGAAAACTATGGAGACTACAGTTTTGCAGCATACCAGTCACATATTGAAGTTGCTAAGTACAAAAAAATATCTAAACCAAGAGTCTTATCTATTTTTCCACTAATAGAAGATGATGAAGAAAAGTTTAATAAATTAAAGCATAGCAAGGAACTCGGATCTGATATAAGATTAACAACTACTCTAGAACTAAAAGAAATAATTAATGAGTTAAAGTTAGATGGAATTGAAGGCATAATGTTTTATTGCTATTGGCCTGAAGAATATAGAATTAAGATAGTTAATTTTGTTAAAGATAATAAAAATCTTTTTATTTGACAAACATAGGAATTAACTGTATAATAGAAATATGACAAACCAAGAGATAGCAAAACTACTAGATCAAGAATCATATCGCATTTGGGACACTACCAAGGTCATTAAGAATCAAGACTACCATGATGGGCTAGTCAAGGGACTTAAAATGGCATCTAAGTTGGTTGCTAAACTATGAGTTTAGACGAAATGGCTTTAAGAGAAGAAATTGCAAGAGATATTGAAGCAATTCCAGTTGAAGAGTCAGTAACTAACGCAATTGGTATGAGAATTCTTGCTGCAAAGGTGGCAAGAGGAAAACACAACTACATGACAACAATGTTTGAAAGACAGGAGGACTTCGAATGATTGAGATTTTGTTTTTAATTCCAGCATGTATTATTGTTGGGTATTCACTATGCTACTTTATAATGACATATAAGGTTGACCAAGATTAAGCCTAGAGCATACATATTTGATGTAGATGGAACATTAGCCAATGTAGATCCCTATCTCCACCTTGTTCGTGGCTCTAATAGGGACTATAATGCTTTTCATGAGGCTTCTATTGATGCCCTGCCAAATTTTCAAGTAATTCAAATGGTGAATGAAGCCTTCTTTGATCAGATGCATATCCTTATTGTTACATCAAGGAAAGAGAAATGGCGTGGACTAACCTCTCTCTGGCTTGCTAAAAATGACATTGGGCATCATGCACTTTATATGCGTAGCGATGATGATAATAGGCCAGACTACGAAGTTAAAAAAGACATATTGCTTAATATTAAAAAACATTGGGATGTGGTGCATGCTGTAGATGATAATCCAAATGTTATTAGGCTCTGGGAGGATTATGGAATCTCTACAACCAAGATAGGAACATGGGATGGAGATAAATCCTAATATTTCAATATGTGGTATGATTAGTATATGAGCACATTTTTTTCTAAAGAGTTAACTGAACTTGGAATAAAGTTTGAGGAAGTGTCAGAAGGCATACTCTCAATAGATAACTTTATATCTAAAGAAGATATAGACAGTTTGTTTGATGTTATTAATTCTACTACTGAGGATCAGTGGGGACAAATTTATCTAAATAATTTAAAAGCATTTGCAAAACTTAAACATGGAAGAGACGACATAGACAATCTTGTTGCTGAAGGAAAACTACAAATTACCAAGAATTGGACAGATAAAAATCTTGCCATTTCAGATCATCCTGTTACAAAAAAGATAGATGATAAAATAGTTGAAATTATTAAAATGGCAGATCCAAATCTAATAGTAAATGGAACTAACATATTACAAAGAATGTACTCTGGTGTTCAACTGTATGCCCATACAGACCAGGACACAGACCCATCTATTCAGTATGCTGCAATACTGTATTTAAATGATGACTATATTGGTGGAGAACTATTCTTTGATAAAATTAATGTAACACTAAAACCAAAACCAGGAACATTGGTAATATTTCCAGGTTCAGAAGAGTTTCATCATGGTGTAAATTTTGTTAAGGATGGGCCAATGAGATATGTTGTCGTTGGATTTATTAAGACAAAAGATTTTTATGAAAACAATAAGTACTAAACAATGAAGCAGTGTACATGTGGTAGATCAAAAATATACCCGTATTGTGATGGTACTCACAATGACAAGATAATCAAAGATCCTGCAAATAAAACAAAAGACGATCATAATTTAAAAAACACAGACAAGAATTGACAATAGCAATTCTTTTTGATATACTTATTATATGGAATACAACAAAGAGTTTAATAAAATATCAAAAGACTTAAAGCACTACATCATCAAAGAACACATGAAGACATACTATCATTGGACAGTCGGTCTTGGTTCTTTTATTATTGGAATGCTTCTTGGCATATTAATCAAATAGGTTCTAGCACCAGTAGCCAAGTTGGTTAAGGCACCGAACTCATAATTCGGCTATCGTAGGTTCAAGTCCTACCTGGTGTACTACACATCTGTAACTCAGTTGGTTAGAGTACCTGCCTTATATGCAGAGAGCCGAAGGTTCAAGTCCTTCCAGATGTACCAAGTCTCCATCGTCTAGTGGCCTAGGACTCTGCCCTTTCACGGCAGCAACACGGATTCGAATTCCGTTGGAGATACAATACCTCTGTAACTCAGCGGAAGAGTAGCGGACTTCTAATCCGTTTGTCGCAGGTTCGATTCCTGCCAGGGGTGCTTTACTTTTTAGGATGCTTTGCTTCGTATGGTGCAATCTTAGACTTAATGCGACCATCTTTATATAATCTAACAATCCATCCATCTTTGATCTGAACTGGATTAAACGCTGCTGCTTTTTTCTTTGGCATAATTAGTCCTTAAATAAGTTAGTAACTCTTGTTTGCTTTGAATAATCTTTTGCTGAAAAGAAGATTGATTCTGTTTTTGTAACAGGAATGCAGTTAGGAACTGGGTTACCATCTGCTCCTGGCTTCATCCCTCTTTGTACATAGCCTTCCCAGCACGGATTAGCCTTTCCAATTGATGAGTCATACATAGCCATAGCAACTTCTGAATCCATTGAGTGATTATTCATATCTGCTTTCTCCGCATCCTTGTACATCATGCCAATGCTATATGCAGTTGCTTCCCATGTACCGTCTTCTTCTTCGTAAATTCTAACAGACATTGCTGGATTTTCTGGTGGCATTGAAACCAAAGCATATTCTGACCCAGGTGTACCAAGTGTCCCACCCTCAGTCATAATGTGCTCTATAACGCCATGTACAAACCCCTCAGAGGTTGATCCCATAACAAAGTCACCTTCTTTTAACATATAACAAGTATACCATAATACTATATAGTGTATAATGGTTCTATGAATATAATTAGACCATTTGACAATGAAATTGTAGTAGTTGAAGATTTTTTAACACAGGCTGAAGCAGACTATGTGCTTGCTCTGGCAACAGAAGACCCAAAACTTTGGGAAGGATCTAACGATGGGTCTGGGCTAAAAGAATGGTATGGAAACCAACTGAGGCTTGATCCCTCCAATCTTAAAGAAAAGTATCAAGAATATGTAGCCTTTATGTCGATGCTTCAGGATAGATCAAAACCAATATTTTCTAGTGAGTATGGAATTTCTGAATTTTATTATCTACCAATAAACTCTGTTTCTAGAAGAATTGGTCCAGGTCTTGGAGTACATACAGACGAAATTCACCCAGATCATCCTCAATACAATCCAAGAGAGAGAATAATCACTCATGGATTTGTTGTTTATTTAAATGATGATTATGAGGGTGGAGAAATATTCTATCCTCAAAAGGGCCTATCCATTAAGCCAAAGCCTTTATCTCTTGTAATGCACCCAGGAAATAAAGAATATGAGCATGGGGTAAACGAAGTAAAGAATACCGAAAGATATAGTCTATCTTGGTGGACAAGATAGTTAAGCAAAAGACTACTGCCCGTTGAGTCTTTTATGTGTTCTTATCCTGTGACAATTAGCGCAAACTACTTCGCACTTTTCTATTTCTTTTTTAATAGCCTTCCAGGAAAACCCATCATGAATCATTCTTGAAACATTATATTTCTTGTCTCTTATGTGATCAAAGTCTAAAATTATGTGGTTACCAATACCACAGTCTACACAGCCAGAATCCTCTTTTATCTTAGCAAGCATCTTTTTATACTGCTGCTTATTATAATGGTCTAACTCTTTGTCAGTCATTGCTATCATTATACCGTGAAAATATTAAGGCCCCACACAGGCAATTCACCTGACTTGCGCCACGGTCTCTATCCAATGGGTAACTAATCCATCACTAAGGTCCTGTGTGGGGACATTTATATTGTAGCATAGGAAATGAGCAGTTTATAGACGACTGCTCAGGTCTATTAGCCACGAAGATTCAACTTCTGCTAACTCTCCACTCATAGGAGCATCCGTTGTAAAACCTTTTAAAGTCTTATATCGGAATGTTATCTATTATACTACTGAATTTCAATAGTTTTTGGCTTTTTCTCTTCAGGCATATGCTTTTCTAAAGTTACCTCTAGTATACCGTTTGAGAATAGTGCTGATTCAACTTCCATATATTCTGGCAAGTTAAATACAGTTGAGAACTTTCTTGCAGCAATTCCCTTATGAAGGAACTTTACTGATTCATCCTCTTCAACCTCAGATCTTTGACCACTGACCTTTAGTTGATTGTTTTCTACTACAATCGATACCTCACTCTTGTCAAACCCTGCTAGGGCAAACTCCAAGATGAATATCTCATCTCCCACACTAATTACATTATAGGGTGGATAGTTGTTTTGTGTTGTTCTGACTGTTTGATTGAATCGATTAAAGAATGGGTCATCTAAAAGACCCAGCATTGTTTCTACTACCATTTTATTCCCCTTTCAAGCGAATAAGTTAATTTACCCCCCATTTTGGGCAGGCACTAATATTATAACATAGAAAAACAGGCCTGTCAAATAACAAGCCTGTTAATCTAAAGAAAGATTACTTTACTTGGTTAGTCTTTCCTCCACCAGATGACTTCTTTGCAGGAGCCTTCTTAGCGGTCTTCTTTACTACCTTGGCCGACTTAACAGCCTTGTCTACCTCATCTACTGATGGCATCTTTCCAAATGCCAAGTCATTAGGGTTGGCTGCTCTTAATACTACGGGCACGAGTGCTCCAAGTAGTGAGTATGCCAGTGTCTGTGGATCTGTTACACCAGAAGCATACATTGCTGTTGCTGCTCCAAGTACCGATCTTCCATATGACGCTAGTGCGTTTTTGATTTGTTTATTCATTGTTTTCCTCCTAGGATATTTGTTTCTTTGTTAGTAAAGTAACTAACAAAACTTAGTATATGCTTTTTTTCTATATAGTCATTGGGTTCTGCTTCATCCATTAAAATATTGCTTATATTTTTATTTTTTAATTCATTTAATAATGACTCAAACTCTTCAAAGGTAAAGTGCTGGATATCGCTTCTTGTATTTTTTTCTATTAATGGGACAAGTTCTTCTTTTGTTTTTCTTATTACTGGAGATATGTATATCATTATCTTGCTTGGATCATTAATATTAAAATTGTTTTGTCTGTATGACTGATATGGGATGATTACTTTATCTCCAGAAACCTTTTCTAGTAAAACAGGATTAGTAACAGAAACATAAAAGTTTGGTGTTTCTCCAGCAGTATTTTTTAAAACCTTTAGATATTCTACTAAGTTTTCAGATCTTTCTAGGTTTGAAGATAGGTCATTTATATTTCCCTGAATTCCACCTACCTGCTTATCGTATTCTGATATCCACCCAGTTATAAAATTAATTATTATCCTGTTTTCTGATATTTTTTGAAATGAATTATTTATCATAGATAGGTATTGTGGAGAAATAACATGAGGTCTTATTGCAACCATGTATTTTATTTTTTTATTTACATCTATTGCATTCGCTATTTTTACAAATTGATCGTCACTGTAAAAAGAATACACTAAAAGAACTCCATAAAAACCAGAATCTTCTAACTCTAAAGATATTTCTTTTATATCGTAAGAGTTTGATCTTTCAAACCAAAAAAAATTCATGGCTTGTTTGCCTCAGAATAATGAAAGTCGCAAAGGTCTGCTATCCTACTCTCAGAACTTGCCCAAACCCTTGTACTTTCGTCTTGACACAACTCTTCTTCACATATAAACATGTTAAGATTTTTAGTTGATTTAAGTACTATCATTACTCTATTTTATCATAGTCTTCTGGTAGTAGTTTCTTTAATTCCTTATATGCCTCAGAAATTTTCTTCATTGAGTGGTAGTGTGGAAATGCTGATCCTACTATACCATATTCGTCAAAGTAGGCAATCTCAGGCTCAATATCAGTAACAAACTTATTTAATCCTTCTTGGACATCGTCTATGTATTGGTATGCCCAGTCTCTGGAGTCTGAAATAAATTTTAAAAACGCCTCAGATGAGTCCTCATTTTTATTGTTTTTTTCTTCAGACATCTGTACTAACTTTTCAGATACAATTGTTTTTTCTAGGTAAGCCTTTATAACTTCAAGTCTAACCTCAGACAATCTTATATTTAGTCTAACATTATTAAAGATTAACATAAAAAACAAAATAATAAAAATAGAAAATGAAACTAACTCTATCATTCTTCTTTTCCACCCTCTCTAACTAACATTACGATTGCACCATTTTCTTCTAGGGCTTTTTTTGCACGGATCATATATTCTACCGCTTCTTTTCTTTCTTCCCCAGACAGGCTCATGAATTCTTTTTCACTTGCTTTTACTGTTAAAAAGTGATCGTGATCTACTATCTGTAGTTGAAAACCTTTTGGGCCTCTTAATGATCTGAATGCTTTTCTCATTGAGTCTGTATACATACTATTGCTCCGTTGTCAATCTCTGCCAAGTATTTGCCCAGTCTGTTTTAGACTTATGCTTAGAGAACTCTTTAGATATCTGTCCGCTTTCAAGGTATACCCCGCCCCAGATACCCCACTCTTTTTGTGAAACACCAACAGCAAAGCACATCTTAGACACTGGACACATAGAACAAAGTTTGTCTACTGCAGGTCTTAAGAGTTCATCATCCTCATACTTTTCAAAGAATATGTTTGTGTCATAGTCTAAACATAAAGCATCGTCTTTCCACTCATGTTTTGGCATATTAACTCACAAACTTATCTGGTATATCCCATCCATTCTTAGAAGGTACAAAACGACGCTGCAGATGCCACTTACCATCCACAAATGCTCCCTGTGGGGATGTTCTACCCTTCTCAGAAGGATAAGAATTTACTACTGTCCACCCGTCCCAGATCAAAGCCTTGTTCTTTTTAACAATTGTTTCCATTTGTTCTAATGATTTGATTTCCATTGTTCTCTCCTAGTACCTAAAAATGCCGTATTCGACATTATTTGTTTTTGCATCGTCAACAAGTTTTGAAACTTGTTCTTTTTCTTTACTTAAAAAAGCAAAGTAGTTTATGTCTGAAATGTTTTCTGTAATCCACGAAGGTGGTACAGCCTTGTATTTAATGCTTTTGCCACGAGCCTTTAGCCCTCGTTCTGATAGATTAGCAAACTCCATAACCATTAAGTTAATGTTTGCTGGTCCTGCAGAATAAAGATAGAAATACGGATCCTCTTCTTTTAAAGAAGACATTGTAACTGCCATGGCTCTAAGAAAAACCTGGTAGTCATCAAAACTACTAGTTCCCTGAATCCCCACTATCATTTTTCTTCCCATCTCTAAGTTGATCCATTATAAACAGCATCTTATCTAATTGTACCTTATCCATACCCATCGTGTCAACTACGGCTGCATTGGCTCCATCTATCTCTGTCCCGTACATTTCTGCACAATAGAATGTTGCATCCTTAACAAAATAAGCCTTGTCATCAAAAATAACAACCTTAATGTTTGTCTTTTCTTCTTGCTTGCTGGACTGTCTGACTATTTCTTTTTTATACGACCTTATATCTGGTATTAGTGGAGCAATAATTTCATATATATGGCTTTGTCTATATACAAAATCATTCTTTTTCATATTTATTTTTTGAGAAGAAATCAGCCGTGTTGTTACAAACATGGCTATCATGGTTATTGCAGATCCAAGAAAATATTCCATAGTATTCCTCCACAACAATTATACTACCTATCTAAACCAATAACACGCATAATCTCTTTTAGCGTGTACTGCTTATCTTTAGTTAGTTTTGCAACCTCTTGCTCATCTAATGCCTTTGGTGTGAGGCTGACCATTGGATTTTTTTCCGTTACATCCATGTCTAAAAATCCTTCACTCCACAATGACATTGTTTTGTTAGAAAAATATGTTGACATCTCTTTATGAAGTTCTGGATTTGCTTCAATTATTTTTTCTGTAAAGTTATATAAAGGCTCTCCAGTTTCAATGTCTATGCCTGCAACCTCTAGGCTACCATTGAGTATTAGCCTATCTATTTCGTCAAACTCATCCATTTTTTGATCCATTTCTAGGCTTAAGTGTGTTGTCCCAAAATCCTGGAACAATATATTTTTCTCCTGAAAGAATTGGCTTTGAAGCATGAAAATAAGGTTTGCTTGATGGGAAAACAATTATGCTTCCAGCAGTTGGTTTTACAAAAATGTCTTGGTCTTCAAACTCAATCTCGCCACCAGTGTAGTTATCGTTTAGATAAAGAACCACAGAAATAGTTTTTGACTCATCTCCATCGTAGGTGTCTACATGTTTACCCATATAGCCTCCAACAGAATACTTGCTTATTGATATTGGACAAAGCATCCCAATACTTAGACCAGGATGTGATGACTCATAGTCTTTTGATGAATAAAGAATAGCATCAATAAGTTTTTTCTGAATATCTCTGCACTCAGCGTAGGCTTCATGATCTTTGTTGAAAAAATCTTCTCTTATCATCTTTTGCTTACCAAATAAATAATTAGACTGGTACGCTGACCAGTCAGACCATTTAGAGATACCTGTTTCTTCTGTTAATGCATAATCTATTTTTTCTATATCATGAATTAATTTATCTGGATTCTCTATAACATTTTCATAATAGTATATATTTTTTTCTAAAATGTTTTTTGTAATCATACTCCAGACTTCTTTCTTGCTTTTGCAAGTTCATCAAAGTCCTTTACCTTTGTATCTCCCAAGTATCCCCACGCATAGCCATCATTAATCATCTTATCATTAAGAGATTCTGTGTCACCATTAATATAGACCCAGCCAAGGATACGCCCATACTTCTCAGACGAGTCCATCTTTTCAGTCTTAATAATTACAGACTTGGCATCTTTTAGATGCTTCTTTAGATATTCCTTAGACTCAAGCCCAAGTGCCTTTTCTTTAAGATCTTTTGTACGAGACTCTGGTGTATCTATTCCAGCCAATCTTACACGGGATTGAAATAAAATATCAAACCCTAAATCAATAAGAACATCAATGGTATCTCCATCTACAACATTCTCTACTTTTCTTACATAGTATTCATACATTATTTTCTCCCCCATTGTATATAGTTCCATCCACGCTCATGTGCGTAGTAAATAAATATTTTAACTACCGTTTCCCAAAAAGCAATTGTAATAGACAAGGTAGCATTCTTTGTAATGACATAGGCAACAGCAACGGATGAAAGTGTTCCCCATATGCGATAACTTAGTGCCTTAGCAAAAGATCTTGCCTTTGTTACTTTCATTCTTTACCCCAAGATACAGAGTTCCAGATTCTTTCGTGGTAGTAGTAAGCAACAAAGTTAACACCATTAGTTATAATAGTTGCAAGTGTTGCCATGTTTATATCTTTGCTGAGTGCGTACAATGTTATGAATGTTGTTAACAAAGCAACAACTCTCCATGTCAGAGACTTAGCAAGAGATCTACTTTTCTTTACGCTCATCTTTACTCCTAAACATCATTCGCTCTTCTGCTTCGTTCATCAAACGACCAGATTCTTCTAAGTAATTAAATACCCATTTGCTTGCGTTTTTCAGTAGCCGAAATAGCATGAATATCTGCCCCCAAGTCTACTTGTTCAATCTTATATCCTACATCACGACCATAAACAATGTTGG